TGATCCGGAAATTCCTGACGATCAACTAGAAGCTGCGGTCAAGGCAGTTCTGCAGAAACACCAAGAAGAGCGTGTCGAAGCTGCACAGCCAAAGGAACCAAATTGGGCTACTTTAACTGAAGCTCAGGCTTATGCTAATGACGTCTACATTCCTACGATTGAGCATGAGCTTCCTGATTATATGAATATCAAGCTCAAAGATCCTGAGTACGAGGTTGTTTGGGCATCTAAGGATCAGCGTAGGTTGGGCCAGCTTCTTGCGACTGGTTATGAGCTACTTACTAAAGAGCATGTTCATCTAGATTTCAAACTTCCTTTGATTTTTAACTCTGAGGGAATGTACACATACATCGACGTTGTAGCGATGCGTGTACATAAACGTATTCTCTACGGCAAACGGCGTAAAGCTCTTCAGGTTTCTCTCGATCAGCTTTGCAATCGTAATCGTCCACCGCGAGTGAGAGTGAAAGACTCATATAATCTTTCTGAACCCTTCACACCTGGTACTGGTCAGTCATTGTATTCTGACATAGTCTAACCTTAACTGAAGTGTAGCAGGCACTTCCTAACTAAGAATAAGGAGTTTTTCAATGGCTGGAGCGAATCTTACTACTCATCAGTCCATCCTTCAGGTTCAGAATAGATCGAACACGACACCGTATACTCTATCTCAACCTGAAGCGGCTGGACAAACTTTTCTTAGTGGCGTGCCTGTGCAGTTGAATGGTGCAGGATATGTTCAACAGTGGGATGGAGCTACAGTAGCAGCTGGAATCCTAGGTGTTTCTGAGTCTTTTGGATTGAACCTTGGCACTGCTGGTGCTGGCGCTCCTGTACCACTTTTTGGTGGAATTACAGGTAACATTGCTATTCAAACTTGGGGGTCTGTTCCTAACCAACCTCTTGGTGTTAATACTGCACTGGGAACTCCTGTATCTGATGGTCGGACACTCTATATGGATCCGACGCAAGATAATATCTTCCAAGCTCTTTTTGATAACTCCACTGGCACTGTGGCGGCTAATTGGACTCCTGTTCAGACAGATATTGGCGTATCCTATGGCCTGACTAAAGATGCCAATGGCTATTGGTATGTAGATAAGGGTAAGACTGGAGCTTCTGCTGTAGTTCAAATCGTAGGTCTGCCTTACGGCTCTTATCTTAACGCACCTGTCTCATTTGTTTTTCTAACTGCTGCTATTCAAGTAGCCTAAGGAGTTTTCCATGCCCCAAGTACGAGCTAAGTTTGCACAACTTATGCAGCCTGGCCTTAGAAAGGTTTATTTCGATGGCCTTGATAATGCGCTCAAAGCCTCTGATTATCCGAAGATTTTTCATGAATCAGATTCGGATTCTGAGTATGAGCAGGAACTTGAGATGGCCGGATTGTCGGTCTTGCTTGAGAAGCCTGAGAATGCGTCAACCTATTATACTGAGATGAAGCAGGGTGCTTCCAAACGTGTAGATCCATTGACTTTTTCTCTGGGCATTCGCACATCTAAAGAACTGTATGATGATGACAAGTACGGTATTGTTGGTAAGAAGGGGCCAACTCTGCTTGCACGTTCTTCAGCTTTCACTAAGGAAATGATTGCTTGGAATGTGCTCAACCAAGGTTTCACTTCTGCGGTAACTACGTTTGATGGGAACCCACTCTTCTACAACCAGCACGCTCTTCTTGGTGGAGCGCAGGCTACTCAGATTGCTCCCGGTGCGGCTGGTGTTATCTCTGCGCCTGGAACATATCCTAATCGTCCTGCTGTAGATGTTGACTTTTCTGTGGCCGGATTGCAGTTGGCTACTAACCATGCTGCTAGAATGATTGACAATATGGGCTTTCCTATTCGCCTGCGTTGGGTCAATCTTATCACACCTCCTGAACTTCGCTTCCTGGTTCGTGAGATTCTTGGTTCTCCGGGCAAGCCTTATACGGGAGATAACACTATCAACTCCCTGTTGCCTGAGGATTATAAGAACATTGAAGTTCCTTGGCTCAACTCTCCTAGTGCATGGTTCCTTGTCGCTGACAAACAAGATCATGCTCTTGAAGTTATCAATCGTGAGTCTCCTAATACAGACTTTGATGATGACTTTGACACTGATGCTATCAAGCAGAAGACTCGTATGCGTGTTGCTGCTTGGTGCCCTCGGTGGCAGGGAGTTTGGGGAACTCAGGGACCGTAGTCTGACTAGGGTCTCTAACGACGTTGCTAGGATAGAGACTTATCCTAGCTACTGGTAGAAAGACTCTCAAGTTACCTGCTCCCTTGAGAGTCTTCCTACTATAAACTCCAGAAAGGTCTGCATTATGAGCTTTGGCATTGCTGGTATCAAGCATACACATCTTACTGGGCCTTGGCATTACTGTGATAGGTGCGATGAGAAGACTAAGATCGCAGCGATGAAATGGGAACGTGGACTTTTACTGTGTAAGAAATGTCAGGACTCAAATTCTCGCAGAGGACCAGGACTTCTAGGTGAGCGGGATGTGAAGATAGCACAAGTCCTCTCTGATGGCAAAGAAGAGTTTACACCAGTAGAGAAGCTCAGGCATCCAGACTTTGCTGAAGAAGTGGAAGATTTTCTAGTTTAGCGGTTTGCCGCAAGGAGTTTTAATGCCTAATACAGACGGACAGAATACACAAGATACACCGTTCTCAGATATGCAAATCTACGTAGATGCTACGTGGTTTAACAACATCGGTGGAGTGAGCACCATTGCGACGGATGGAGCCGGTTTAGTGTACGCACTTCTTGGAAATAACGCAGTTGGCGCTTTTTACGCTAATACGGCGTTACTACTTAGAACTGGGGTATATGCTACTCCGTCTCTCACACAATCTCAATTCGGCACTTCTTTGTCATTGCCTGGTCCAGTTGCATCAATTCCGAACAGTTCTGATCCTGAGGCAATGCCTACTGGTTATCCACCTTGGACTTCTAATCAGTTGCCCACTTTAGGTAATATCAGACGTGGTCCCATTGCAAAAGGTATGCAGATTGACTCGATTGATGTTATCTACACACCTTTGACTTTAGCTGCCGCCGTTGCTACGGTAGGACTCACGAAGACAGTATTCAAGAACGGTGTGGCGCCTGTGGTGACGAATCTAATTGCCCTAGGCGCAAATGGTCTTGCTACTACGGTAGCGACACAGCCACAGGTTTTCAACGTTCCTGTTGCAACGCCTGCAATGATTGTAGACGCAGATGCTTCACTATTTGTCAATGTCAATCTCACCGCTGGTGCGACTGGCACTGTTAAATTCTATGGTGTGGTTGTACATGCACACTATAACTTCAACTAAGAAAGGAATCCTAGATGGCAAATGATTACTCAGGCCGTATCTGGAGAGTTACCACAGCCGGAACAACTCCTTTTGGCACAGTTAATGTGAAATTCAAAGGTGGTATCTGGTCAGGTATGACTGCTGGATCTCAAACTTTTACGATCACAGATGTGGCTGGAAGGTCTTATACATTCACATCAAACTCTAATCTGGAACCAGTTGAGTTCTTTGAACTTGGCTGGTTGTCCTCACCTCTCACTTGGTCTGGTACTTTCACTGGTGAGATTGATCTGTTCATGGCAACAAAGTAAAAACTGAGGAGCTTCTGATGGGTGCTATAAAAGAGTCTAAGTTAGCCAATGGTAATATAGGGCTTGAGATTACCTACGGTGGAAAAGAAGCTCCCTTCGGAGGCGTGGATTCGTCTGCGCCTCCGGCTTATATTGATCCGAAGTGCTTCACTCAGTGTGATGGGTTTATTGTAGTTAGCAACAAACTTGTCGCAGCGAGTTTGAATCCTATTGTGATACCTCCTCTTTGGAACAGCATCGCTGGAGTTACACTTATTGGATTTGGTAACTTCTATAATTCTATTTATGGCACTTTAAACTATGCACTTGGCTATAAAGCAGTTGCTGTTCCAGCAGTAAGTCCAAACCCATCAGGAGTGACTTATACTTTTTACATGACTTCATGGGCACCTGGGTCAAGTGCTATTGCATATAATG